TATACAAGCTTTTAGTGGTAGTACTTCATTAGGTACACCAATTTATTTTGGTAGTAAGTGTGAGCAGAAATATCCTAACGTAAGAATTAAATGGAAAAATAGATTTGGACAATTTGATTATTTCAATTTTGATATGGTTAATAAACAATCATTTAACACAACAGCAAGAGGATATCAACCACAATTAGGAACGTGGACAGGTACATCTCTATCATATAATAGCGGAGATAGTGCAAATTTGAATTATATTGTAGATAGTAAACAATCTATCGCAGTTAATACGGATTGGATTCCTGAAGCTTATAACGATATCCTGAAGCAGTTATTAGTAAGTGAGGAGGTATATTGGATTAAGGATGAAAGCTCAACCACACTGACGCCTATTACCATAGCAACTGATTCTATTGTATTTAAGACAGGAGTTAATGATAAAGTAATACAATATGGATTTAATTTCAATTTAGGACAAGGATACAAACTAATTTTATAATATATGGGAGGAGTTATATCACAACAGGGAATAGAATTTCAACTGGTTGCAAATGGAGAAATATTAGACTTATTTGCCGATGAGGAAATTAAGCTTTCTGATAATGTTACGGGTCTTTTTGATCTTGGGATTATACCTGCTGATTTTACAAGACAGATTACATTACCAGGTACAAAGAAAAACAATGCGTTTTTTGAACATGTGTATGATATTAGTGTTCAATCTCCTGATACCTTTGCAACTAATATAAAAGTACCAGCCTATTTAGATTTTGGTGGATTGTATTTATCGCAAGGTTATTTACAATTAAATAAAGTAAGTTTATATCAAAATAAATTTATTGATTCATATGAGGTAACAATCTTTGGAGCAGTATCTTCTTTTGCTAGAACTATTAATAGGTCTTATCTAACTGATTTAACTAATCTATCAGTATATAATCACACATCTTCTTATAATAATGTCACATCATCTTGGAGTGGTAGTTTATTTAGTGGTAGTATTGTTTATCCATTAGCTGATTATGGTAGTGGTTATCAATTTACATCAGGTCAATACGAATTATTTGGTATGGATGACCAGAATGGTGCATTAGGAGTACAAAACTTTAAACCAGCTATTAGATTAAAGAAAGTATGGGATGCTATATTTGATTACGCAGGATACACATATTCAAGTTCTTTTTTTAATGAACCATTTTTAGATGATGTTTATTTACTTTGTGATAATGCATTAAAGTATCCTAAATACGCAGGTGTTGATTTAGAAACATATGGTAAAATAAAAATAGGTGCAATATCCGGTAGTGGTATGACTGATAAGGTCTTAACTGCTGGTTCATTTACTACATTACCTTGGTATAACGTATTATCAGACCAACAAGGGTTTTACAATAATGGAGCATACGAAGTTAAAGAAATGACTAATTTAAAAGGAGTATTAAACCTAAACATAAATGTAAGTTGTTCAGTAAATAATATGCCTGGTACTTTATCAGCAAATGGGACATGGCAAATACGAATGATAGAAACAGGTAGCTCTACACCATATTCAACACAAGCAATACAATCTTATATATTTTTCTTTGACCAGTTGCAAAAAAGTAGAAGTGGTGCTATTGATACAACATATCAATTAGCAACTGAATTTAAACTTAGTTCAATACCGGTAGGTAATTATTATTTTCAAATAAAACAAAGTCCTGATTCAGCAGTAGCAGCTGCACCAATTGTAACAATGGACCCGCAAGGAACAACTAAATCATTTTTACAAATAACAGAAGTAAGTCAAGCAGCTGATGGTAGGGTGCTTGATATTCCATCCAATATGCCATTTGGTACACAAGGTATTAAATTAATTGATTTTTTAATTGGAGTACAAAAGAAATATAATCTTGTAATATATCCATCTAAAACCGTAATAAATCAATTTATTGTTGAATCATTTAACAATTGGTATAACACAGGCAGAAGATGGGATTTTAACAAATATGTAAACCTTAATGATAAGATAGAAGTAATTCCAGCTAACAACTTAGCAGTAAACGAATTAAACTTTGGAGATACATTAGATACTGATTATGTATCACAGCAATTTAGTAAAGCTGCAAATAGAGAATACTCAAAACAATATTATGTAGATACTAATAACTTCTTTTCGCAAGGTAAGTTTGAAGTTAAAACAACATTAGCAAGTTCACCTTTATTAAAAATTGCAGGAACGGGATTGAGTGGTAGTGTTAGTGGATTAAATCCAACTGTTACACAATACTTTGTAAATTCCCAACACTTCACAAGTGAAACTTATCAAGGTGCAGCTTGTGGTTCACCATTTGAAATTGATATGTACACTGCAGATGGTATGATATCACCGGGACAAATTGCATATTATGACCAATATGGTATTACACCAATTACTGGATATAGATACTTTACATATGGTGGTGGTAATGAGGTGTATGAAATAAACTTTACAACCGGAGTAATAGGATACGGAACTGGATTTTTCTGCTAAAATAAAATATTATGAGTCAAATTATACCAATATACATACCAACTTACATTTCAGACCAGAATTATAATCCTACTAGAGTATTACCAAGATTATTATTTTATAATGGTTTGATAGATTCTGAAGAATGGTATTTAGAAAGCGGGTCATCTGCAGTTGGTGGAGTTTCTTTTGGACAAACAAAATTTCCTTACTTTGATAATTACAATGTGGTATCAGGTTCATTCCCAACAACTAATTCAGATTCTTTATTATTTTTTAATGAAGAAGCAGTGTATGGGCAAGTTCCTACCGATTCATTATATTCAAATTATTGGTCTAAATATGTAAACCTATTATATAATCCTAGAACTAGATTAATGAATGCATCAGCTATCATTCCATTAGCCGATTATTTTAAAATGGAGCTAAATGATATTGTTGAATTTAGAGGCAACGATTATCACCTTCGTGCAATCAATGACTACAATTTATCTACGGGTGAGTGTAGTATCCAATTATTAGGACCTATTTTGGAGGGTTCGTTAAATGTAAACCAATAAATGTTATAACAATATGATAAAGAGTATAATTGATTTATTAAATATGGAAGATTATTATGGGATATCAAAGAATATTGATATTGCAAAAGGTATTAATAAAAGACCTAATAATTGGAAAGATGTTAAGGAAATTATAAAAAGAAATTGGAAAAGTAAAAAATAGCCATGGCAGAGAATACATCAACCTACAAAGCGGTAATAGAAATAGATACCGAACCCTCAATTGCAGAATTAAAGAAATTAAAGAAACAGTTAAAAGATACTGCAGCAGGTTCTGATGATTTCAAAAACTTACAGCAAAAGATTAATGATATGGAAGATGCTATTAAGTCTGCAAGGACTGGAGCATCTAACTTTACAGAGGTATTAGGACAATTACCTGGTCCTATTGGAAATATAGGTAATTCATTAAGTTCTACTGTTAATACATTAAAGCAATTTGGAGCATTAAAATTAACTGATATACAAGCTTCATTTACTGAATTAGGAAAAGATTTAGCAGATGCAGCAAGAGGATTAGGTAAACTTACAGGTATTACTAAAGCATATACTAGTACTGCTAGAGGATTATCAACAGCATTTCAAGCAGTTGGTATTAGTGCAACTACAGCTACGGTAGCAGCTAGAGCGTTTTCTGCAGCATTAAATGCATTAGGTATTGGATTAATATTAGCAGCAGTTGGAGCATTAATTGAACTTATAAAAGATTTCGCTAGTGGTGAAGAAGAAGCTAAACAGGCAGCAGATGCATTGAATAGAACATTAGCATCACAAAATGAATTATTAGATTTAAATAAAGCATCATTTGATAGAGCTAATAAAGTTCGTATATCTCAAATGAAAGCAGCAGGAGCTAGTGAAAAAGAAATTAGAGATTTTCAACTTAAGAGTTCATATGATGCATATACAGCAGCACAAGCTGCAGAAGTTGAAGCAGTTAAAACATATAATGCAAAAATAAAAGATGCAGATGTAGATGGAGCTAAAGCATTAACTGAAAATTTAAATAAGAAACAAGCAGCTACAAAAGATGCATATGCAAATTATCTATCATTAGGATATGATAATAGAGCAACTGAAAATAAAGAAACAGATACACATAATAAAGATTTACTTTCTAAACAACAAGCAGCTGGTGATAAAGCAAATGCAGCTAAAGCTAAAGAATTAGAAGAAAGAAAGAAACTAATTGATGCAGCACAAAAGGTAGAAGTAGAAAATTATTTAACTACACTAACTAATAGAGATAAAGAGATATACGAAAGAGGAATCAAATTATCAGAAGATATTGATACATTAGAAGCAGCTAAGAATGTTAGAATAAAAGAAGCAAGAGAGAAAGGAGTTAAAGATATAACTTCAATTGAAACTGAATTTGGTGATAAAATTAAAGCTGCTAAGGAAGCAAATCGTATTGATGTACAAAATATAGAATCTAAATACGATAAAGAAGATTTAGATAAGAAAGAAGAACAAGCAACTAAGGTTAAAGAATTTGATAATAGAATTAATGATATAAGAATATCTGCTATCCTTAATGAGAAAGAAAGAGTTAAAGCAGAAAGACAAAGTAAATACGAACAGGATTTAGCAACATTAGAAGCTGATAAAGAATTCATTAAGAAAGGTGAGGAAGAAAAGAATCAAGTAAGAAAAGATTTAGCTACAGCATTACAAAATGATTTAACTAAAATTGATGATGATGCTAAACTTAAACAAAACGAAAAAGATATTAAGGTTATTGATGATGAGTTAAGATTATTAGAATTAAGAAATGCTGGTTTATTAGCAGGTACTAAAGCATACTTTGAAGGTAGAGCAGCAATATTAGATGAGGAAGAAAAGAAAGAATTAGCTAAAATTGATATTACTGAAGGTGAGAAAACTGCAATTAAAGAAAAGTATTCTAAATTAAGACAGCAATTAGATGAAGATGAACTTGCAGCAACTGGTAGAGTAATATCTGCTACATTAGATGCATTGAGTGGATTATCATCTGCAATAGCAAGTGGATATGATGAAGAAGCTAAAACATCAGAAGAAGCATTTAATAAGAGAAAGAAATTACAAAAAGCAACAGCTCTATTATCTGCAGCATCTGGTTTAGTACAAATCTTAACACAACCATCTACATTACCATCACCATTTGATTTTATTGTAAAAGGTATAAACGCTGCTGCATTAGCAGTATCAACAGCTATACAAATTAAGAATATTGATAAAGTTAAGTTTGATGGTGGAGGTAGTGCACCAACATTATCATCATCTGCACCAGCGGCACCAACAGCACCAACTATTAATAAATTAGCTGCACCAACTATAACAGGAGCACAAACACCAGCTACACCTGGTTCACAAATAGCAGGTACATTAGCTCAAGCATCTGGAAACCCAATTAAGGCATATGTGGTGAGTGGAGATGTAACTTCTCAACAGGCTTTAGATAGAAGAACAACAAGAGCAGCTACCTTTAGTGGTGGTACAATTGGATAATTAATTGTTAAATAGATAATATGATATACGAATTAGTAATAGAAGATGAGAATATAGATGAGGTTTTTGCTATTAGTTTAGTAGAAGAACCAGCTATTGAAATGGACTTTGTATTTTTTGATAAAGAAAAAGTACAATTTGCAGCAGTAAATGATGAAAAGAAATTGTTGATGGGCCCTATTCTAATACCTGATAAAAAGATATTAAGAGTGGATGGAGAAGGAAAACCATACCATGTATTCTTTAAACCAGAAACTATTAAGAAGTTATCTGAAATGTATCTTAAAAAGAAATACACAGACAAATCAACATTAGAACATAATGCAAAAATTGATGGTGTTACTTTAGTTGAGAGCTGGGTTGTAGAAAGTACAACGCAAGACAAATCAGCTATATACGGCCTTTCAGTACCTGTGGGTACTTGGATGGGTACTTTCAAAGTTGATAACGAAGATATTTGGAATAACTATGTAAAGACTGGTGAGGTTAAGGGATTCTCAATAGAGGGCTTATTTGGGCATAATTTGGTATCTGCAGCATTAGTGGATGAATTGTACCTAACTAAAGAGATAAGCGATTTAAACGAAGATGAAGCGGCAATGCTACTAACTAAGATTAGAACTATGTTTGAATCTGTATCCGATTATGGTGATGGGGTTAAAGGAAATGCAAAAAGAGGTAGAGAATTAAACGAAAAGAATGGTAACAAATGTGCCACGCAAGTGGGTAAAGTTAGAAGCGCACAGCTAGAAGCGGGAGAGCCAATATCAATAGACACTCTGAAGCGTATGTATTCATACCTTAGTAGAGCAGAAGTATATTACGATGAAACGGATATGAATGCTTGCGGGACGATTTCGTTTTTGCTCTGGGGAGGAAAAGCAGGATTATCATATAGTAGAAATAAATTAAAAGAATTAGGTTTATTAGAAGAAGGTGAAGTAGGAGTACCACATTACACAAAAGATGGTAAACTATATGAAGGCCCTACACATAAAGATAGTGAAGGTAGATTAATGACTGGTGAGGTACATACTGAAGATAGTGAATATCTTTATCACAAAGAAGATTTAGAAGCGCAGCCATCAATTAATTCTACATACCCTGGTCAAGCAGCATCTGGTTCAATAGCACCACAAACATTAGCAGAGGTAGGACCTAAAGGTGGAATTAGAGAAAGTGATAAAGCACCTAAGAGTGATACACCAAACAAAGACCCAAAGGGAGAAGGTAGTGCTAAAGGAGATGCAAGTGGTAAGAGTGCAAAGGTAACTGTTGAGCAAGAGAAAACTTTACAAGGTAAGGTTGATGAATTTAATGAGAAAGAAAGTAATACTAAAAATGGTAGAGCTACATTAGGGCAACTTAAATCAGTATTCCAAAGAGGATTAGGTGCATTCAATACATCACATTCACCATTAGTTAAATCAGCTTCTCAATGGGCATTCGCAAGAGTAAACGCTTATCTATACCTATTAAAGAATGGTAGACCTGAGAATCCAAAGTACGATACTGATTTTGATTTATTACCTAAAGGACATCCGAAAGCAAAATAATGAATATAACTTCTGTATATAAAAGACTATTAAGTGAATTTGCTAAACCCAATTTCATTACTCGTAGAACACTTAGAAGTAGAACTTTACAATATAACCAACCATTTAAAATATGGGGTACAACTATTGAAGGAGATACCTATTCAGGAAGAGAAATGTTTTCATTCGCAGGTCCATCTCGTTCACCTGGCGTTCCATACAACTATAACGCTTTTGGATATATGATATTCTATGATATGAATAAAGGAGCTTATAGAACTTTTGTATATGATTTAATAACTGCCTTTGAGCAGGATGGAGTTAAGTACGATATCATTTAAATATAAGCGGCTAAACCAACTGTATATAATTCTTTTCTTATTGTATATTCCTCTACATGGAACTTTTTAGATAATCCAACAATACTAAGTCCACCTTTATTTGGTGTGTAATTTTCTATACAAAATTTTACTTCTTCTGCAGTTAATCTATCTTTCTCCCAAAAAGGAATTGCTTTACCTGTTTTAATCCATTCCCTACTAAATACCCCAAAGTGCATTTGTAATCTATTAAATACTTTTGTGATATAATGTCTATCAACTGTATATCCATTTATTTCAGTTAAGTCATTCATTATATTTCTACGATTGAAATCTTTAATAGAATCCACATCACGTAATAAATCAATAACCGCAGCTACTACTATATTTCCTTTCTTAGTATTAATAAACCTTTCCTTATTCTCATCTATATAATCTACGAATGCGGATAGTAATTTAGCTGATTGTTCCATTTGTTCTACTCTACCTGTATCTATATCAGCTATATCCCAATTTTCATTTAATACATCTAACTTAAGAGTTTTTTGTATTTCCTTATATGCTTTCTGATTGTGAAATATATAATAGTTTTTAGCACATATTGTGAAATAACTAAATGCTTTACCTTTACCTTCTCTAATTCTATGTAATCTTTCAGTAAGATAGCAAGTACAATCCATCATAATTTCTAATGACTCACCTTCAATATAAGTTGGTTTAATTTTATTATACATTACTTCAGAAATTTTATAGATAGCTGGGTAGATTATACGAAATAACCTATCTCTTTCTTCTTGAGTTTCTGCTTTATTATATAATTGAATCGCTTCTTCCACACCCGAATGGAAGTAATTATTAGATGGATTCTTTTTCTTTGGCATTGTAACTTTGTTTATTACTATTATAACAAATTGTAATTCAGTTGTTAGACTGTAAAGATACGAATAATATCTCATAAAAACAAAATTAATTCCTAATTTAGACAAGCTAGGAAAAAATTATAAAAATACCAAATAATATGCCAATACCAAAACCAACTGCAGCAGAAACCCAAAACGATTATGTGGGGCGTTGTATGAGTGAAATTAAAGGTGAGTATGAACAAGACCAAGCAGTGGCCATTTGTATTTCTACTTATGAAAGAAAAGAACTTAGTAAACAAAAGTTTTCAGATTTACAAAGTAGAGTACAATCTAAATTAAACTTTGATAAAAAATACGAAGGAATAAATTTAGCACCTGAAGGGGAAGATGGTCCATGCTGGGATGGGTACGAACAAATTGGAACTAAGACACTAGATGGTAGAGAAGTACCAAATTGTGTACCTATAAAAGATTAAACTAAATAGGGGATTTATCTATTCTAAATTGCCATTTATATATTTCCTATCCCCTATAAGACCCTCTAATTGAGGGTCTTTTTTATTTCCATGTCTGCTAAACAAGTAGTAGCATGATTTTTAATTTTGGTAGCATCTGATAGAGATATTCCAAACCATTTCATAATATCTGCTTTATTAGCATCAAATATTGATTTTCTAAATTCTGGAGATAATTCTACTAATTCTGTAAGAGAATAGTTTTGTAGTAATTCTTCAATTGTTTTGTTTAAATTTGCCATTTTTTATTATTTGGTTATACCCAAAGATACACCTTTTTACTGTAACTACCTAATTTTTAGGGTACTTTTTCATAACTCATTAATAATCAACACGTTATGCTTAACTTACTGATAATTAACCAGTTATACCTTAAAAATAACCATAAACTATAAGTTATTGTGTATCAACACGTTATAAAAATGTGTATAACTTTATTAAAAATAGTTCCAAAATAATTTGGAATTGTGAGAAAAAGCTCGTAATGTTGTATAGTAAAAGGTTGAGGGTATTCTTCAACTTAACAAATAAAACCTTTCGGTGTAATTAGGTAACCGAATAAAAGTTATGAATTTTGATATTACAACAATGAAAATTGAAACTATTAATGAATTAAAAGAATTCGTTAATCAAAATGATGAAAAGCTAACTACAGCTTTTAACAAAGTAAAAAATGATAAAACTATGTTTGATTTCCAAACATTAAGTTTTGTTCACTATGTGTTCTTAAAAAACTCAAAACCACAATCAAATGTGGATGATGCTATTGATTTTACTTTATCTTACTATGGTACAAAATAATTAAACAATAAAAAAAACAGTTATGAACAAGAAACAAAGTGAATTTTTACAATCGTGTATTGATAACGCTATTATCAATATTCAAGAATTACAAGAACTAAAAAGTAGTGGAGTAAAACTCACACAAGTTCAAAAGTATGATTTAGAGTATTATCATATCAAAAGAACAATCATATCAAATCTAAAAAATCAATTACAAACAATTAAATAAATCAGTTATGAACAGTATGTATCAACTTAAATCATATCTTCGTAAAGAGATAGATAAAACCTACAAGCAGATTGTAAAACTACACGTAGATAGTGAAAATTGGAAAGTATCTATGTTTAGATTAAAGTGGTTGGAGCACCAACTTAACCTATTAAACTCAATTTAAGGGGGCTTCCTGAGAGGTTATTGGGTATGGTAAGCTTTTCCCTTATTGTATCCTTTAACCCTCTCAAATCCCCTAAAAAGGGGCTAATATGTATTACGTTGATTATCAACACGTTAGAAAATAGTTTATTGAGTATCAACACGTTAGCAGAAGCAACCAAAAATAGTTATTTAAATGTTTGGTAGTTTAGTAGTTTTGTAGTATCTTTATGTAAATAAGGGTTAAAGGTATTCTTCAACTCAAACAAATAAAACAAAAAAACATGGCAAAAAAGTACATTAACAAATTTTCAATTCAATTATTAGAAAATTACACTACTGCATTTAGTGAAAAAATGGGTATAACTCCAAAGGATTGGAAACCAACAATAGGTAGTTATTCCTCTAATGTTATGGATATAGATAACAATCGTAGATATATTGAAACAAACGATTACGCTCACGTAATGAAATATGAGGACGATTGTATTAAATTATATTTAACTGATTATGCTGAAAGTGCTAATTGTGTAGAATTACAATGGATTGAAATTAAAGAAAGGTGTAAAGGTAGAGGTACACAAATAATGAATCTATTATTAGATACAGCTGACGAATTAGGTATTCAAATTAGAGTTTTACCTGTTGATTATGATAATTCATATATGACTGAGAATCAGCAAAAAGATATAGATTATCTTAAATGGTTGAGAGAATGGTACAAATCATTTGGATTTATATCATATGATTGGCAATGCCCGGCTTTAATGTATTATCCAAATAAATAAAATTATAAACAAATAAAAAAATAAGTTATGAGTAGAGTAGGATTAGTTGTAAGAAACAACGCAGAGCAAACAGCAGTTAATATGTGTATAGAAGCACATAAGTGGTTAAACACAAAATTTGGAGTTGATACCAAATTAACATTCAGTAGAGAGGTTAATTGGGGTAATGACGTATATTATGCAGGTTTTTATAGAGATGCAAATAAAGAGATAAGAATAAACATTCGTAACCTTTATGGTAATTCAATAAAAGATATCTTAGCTGTACTAGGACATGAGATTAGACATGCTATCCAATACGATAAAAAATGGTTAAATGGTTCCCGTTTCAAAGAGGGTAAAGGTAGAAATCCATATATTAGTGATAATTGGAAAGGTAAACATTATTGGGGAAAATATTTGAGTGCACCTTGGGAAGTTGATGCTAGAGAATATCAGTACAAATATGCTGATATGGCTATTAAAGCATTAGGATTTGAAAAAGATGCTGATACTAAATTACCTTATGGTAGTGTTACAACTAAACTTAAAGACGAAACGATTACTGCTTTTCTTAAAAAGAATAAATCAAAAACCATTCAACTATTGAGGGCTTATGATAAAAGAAAAAAATCAAATCCAAATGGGTTTTGGTGGTTAGATTTGAAACAAACCAAATACAAAGAATGGAATAGAGAAACTATAAATGATGCGTATAAAAAGTACGCTAAGTTTATGGAAAAACAATTCGTTCCATATAAAACCAAAAAAGAAAAGTTTGGTGGATTTTCATTAGACGATTTAAGATTCTAAACATATATAGACTAACAGAGACCCCCTTAAATGGGGGTTTTTTGTTTGGGTAGGGATAATACCTCAAAAGGGATTAGACCCTCTAAAAAGGGTTAAAAAGGGGCTAATATGTAACTCGTTGATAATCAATGACTTAGAAAATAGTTTATTGATTATCAACGTTTTATGTATTATAAATAAAAATATATGAAAAATAGTTACTTAAATATTTGGTGGTTAGTAGTTTTTGTAGTATCTTTATGTATATAAGGGTTGAGGGTATTCTTCAACTTAACAAAAAACCTCTATATCCCCGTAGGTAACCAAACGGAGAAAAAAACAAAATGGTACAGTTAATTAAAAGTGAATTAGGTAAAAATGAATTTGAAACTGCCTTGAAAAACACAATTCGTAAACTTATTGATAATGTTAATTACGTTACCGATAATTTTAATGAAGAAGAATGGGATTCGTATAATGATTCTATCCAAAAGTTAGATGATTTATATGTTAAATTAAATCCAAACAATGTTTCGCAAACAATCGGTATGATGGAATACTCAATCAACAATTTAAACAACAAATAAAATGGAAAATAAAATCGCTTTCAAAAAGTATTCCTTTGAAAAGGAAATTAACAATCCAAAAATTTCAATGTTTCCAATTACTCTTAAATGTGTTGCGGAAAGATTTAATAATGTTTGGGAGTTTGAATTAACAAATAGTGAAATAAACTATCTAACAACTCACGAATCAGGCCTGATTTTTACATCAGAAAAGTATTTAATAGATTATGTTTATGAAGGTTTTCAATCTTATGAATATGATTTAGAACAACATTATTCCACACAATCTAAAACAATCAATTTTATTCAAACAATTAAATAAATAAACAAAATGGAAAATTCAAACATTGAGTACCTAAAAGAGTACTTAAACCAACAATTAGATTCAACCTATGATGAAATCAGAGAGGTTGAGAGTAGATTACATACTAATACTACTGGAGTTAATACAGAGTATGGTAAGCTAGTATTCAGAAAAGCATGGATACTAAATCAATTAAATAACATTTATTACAATCAAGCTTAAACAAAAAATAAGTTATGGAAGAAAGAATATTATCATTAGAGAGGCGCTTAACGGCGCTTCTCAATTCTCTATCTAAAGAAATGAAGGATAGAGTAGAAGAAGAAAAGTTTATACTAAGAAAGGAAACTGGTACACAATACAAAGTACAATTCCTTATTGAAACTGATAAGGGTACTAAACCTATCACTATTGATAACATATGGGCATGGAGTGATAAGGATGCAATATATGTAGGTAGTACAGTTTATGTTAAACCTGAAATGGATAGATTACAAAAGAATGGAGTTATCCGTTTCTATAAGATTATAAATAAAAAAATATTATAAAGTTATCCACATTTTTGGTGTTTGCAAAAACTACTTAGTATTTATATATAGGATAAACAATAAACAATATAATATGGCAACACAACAAAACACAACTAAGATTATAAGAAGTGTTAATACTTCTAAACACAACTTCACACCTATTTCAAACGAATTAATTCAAAATACTAAACTAACTTTAGAAGCTAGGGCTTTGGTTATGTTTATTATTTCTTTACCTGAAAATTGGATTATATACAAAGGTCAAGTACAAAGAGCTCTTAATATGAATAGAGTTAAATTCAATAGAGTATGGAAAGAGTGTGTTGATTATGGATATATTAAAGTAATAAAAGAGAGAGCTGCATTAGGTAGATTTAATTATCATTACCTTATTACTGATAGATTATCCGATGGTGGATTAACCGCAGGTAGATTATCGGCAGGTGGAGAACCTGTATCTAAAGAAAAGAAAGAAGAAGAAAAGATAATATTAAAAAAGAATATACAAGAAAAGATTAACAGTATACCAGGTAACAGTGCTACTTCATTTGCTGATATTTTTAATTCAAATCTTTCTCAAGAAGATATATTAAATTATATAAGAAATTAGTAGGTAGTTTGAGATTTATTTCGTATCTTTACAAAACAATAAACAATATAATATGGCAAACGAATTCTATGTAAAAAAAGAGGGTGATAAGATTGTACTAACAATAGTAACTAAAACTGAAACATCTATTGAATTAGATATAGAGGATGCAGCTGATATGGCATTAGATATCCAACAATACATTCAGCAGTATATAAATTCAAATAGTGATGAATATTTGAGGAACGTAATGGGTAATGACTATAATATTACAGATGAATATTTGGAAAGCGTTAAAAATAAATTTGAAACAAGTATTCTATCAGATATAGAGATAAAGGATGCTTTTGATGATTTGTTTAATGATGTGACTCGCCTTGATGATATAAAAAGTAATGAGAATGATGCTTATGCAGAAAAAGCAAAGATGCAAGCTAAAGCTCAGAATGATTCAAAGAATAAACTGACACTTGATATGAATAAATGGATTAATAATCATTTTGGAAGCAAGTATGATTTAGACCCAATTGAAAGAGAAGTTAAAGAAAGAGAGATAGAAAAACTATTTGGTGAAACATATACAATAGATTTAATTAATAACACAGCAACTAAAAAGAAATAAAATGAATATAGATGAATTATTAAAGAAACCATTAGCGGACTTAACTAAAGAAGAAGTCGCTTATATATTTGATAACTTAGATTGGAAAAATATAATGGATGATTTTACAAAGCAAGAAAACGAAAGACAAAGATTAGCACAAAATAATTAGGATAATAATATGTTACATAGTTTTATACTTATAATCAGTTCCGGTTTTTTAATTTGCCAAAATTTGGATTTTCCGGAACTATTATCCTATACAATAGGGAGTCATTGTCATTTATGGCTCCCTTTTTTTATTTAAACTAAAACGAAACTACTAATATTTATAAACACAAAACAATATACAATGGCAAAGATTGAAATTAAAGATTTAAACGGATTACCTGACTATTATGCTGGTAGTGATGGATTAATCTACACAACAAAGATATCACCTAGGTACAATCCTAATGGTGATTTAAGAGTACTTAAACCACGTACACATCCATCAGGGTATTTATACTATGGATTATTCGTAGGTAAAGGACCTAACAAACAAAGATTATGGAGGAGAGGGCATCGTTTAATAGCTCAAACCTTTTTAGGTAAGATACCAAAAGGATTAGAAGTAAACCACAAAGATGGTGATAAACATAATAATAACCCTGATAACTTAGAGTATATGACAAGACAACAAAACGTTACTCATTATCATACAATAACTAAACCAAATAGAAATGCATAAAATACAAATTGGAACTTGGTTAGAATGGATAATAGATTTATTTACTTTAGGTTGGGGACAAAGATTGTCAGAATGGATAGCAATAGATTTATTAGGATACAAATCATGTGGTTGTTGTGAACGAAAACAATGGTTAAATAGATTAACTAATAAGTCCTATGATGGACAATGTAATGGAATAAAATTATAATAATGAAAGTAGTACAGCTAAACAAACAAAATAAAGGTATTGATGATATGGAATTCCCTGGCTATCAACACCACGATGGTATAAACCTATCAGAAGCAATTGAGCATGATATGTACGCATTCGCTGATGATTTAAAAACTATGTATCCTAATGCTAGAAAGTTTTTGGATATTGGTAGTGGCGCTGCATTCTTATCAAAAAGAGTAAGAGAATTTGGTGAAGATTATTTAGCAGTTAGTTTAGATGGTAATTATGAAAGTTTACAATTGGATACTATTGATAGCAAATATCATTTTATATTAAGAACTGATGTTGATTATACATTGGTGGATGAGAATAGTGATTTAATTGAATTTGATGTAATAACTTCATTTGAGCACTTTGAGCATATACAATCAGATACATTCCCACAATTTATAAAGAATATAAAAAAGCATATGCATAAAGATTCAGTTATATATGCATCTGCAGCAAGTTGGGCTTATGTAGGTGAAGTAGATAGAGTTCATTGTAACGTTAAATCAGTTGATATGTGGAAAGCAGAAATGGAAAGTTATGGATTTGTAGAATTACCTAATAAACTATTCAATTCAAACAATACTTCAGGCTGTGGATTAAGATGGGAGATTACAGCAGAATTAGCTTATAAATTAAAATAATATGGAAAACAAATACATACCATTATCAGAAGAAGAGTTTATAGAATTGAAAGGTAATTTAGAAGGTATCAAAGCTTTCTTACCTGAACACCTAATGGGACACTTTTGGGAAAAGTGTAATAGAATAAGAGGTGAAAGAATTAATCAGCCCTGTGGTTGTTCTTCAGCAGCTGGTTTATGGGGAGACTGTGTTGCAGTACTTCGTAAGTTTGTTAATGAAAGAAGTTAATGCCATTATCAAAATTAGAAATAGAAAATAATAAAAGATTAGAAGTTCTTTATAGAGAATCGCATTTATGGCTTTGCTCAGCAACTTTTAATATTGTAAAGAATAAAGAAACGGCTAATGATTTAGTTGGAGATTTATATGTGTATTTAGGTGAGAAGGTAAGACCTCATATATGGTGGGGTAAATCATTCAACGTAATGTATTGTTACTCGTTTGTAAAGAGTAGATTCCTAAATAAGATTAAGAGAGATAAGAAGATTAAATACCAAGCGGAAAATCCAATTGATAATAGAGTAGATACAGAATATGATGAGGAGTGGGATGTAAAGCTAGAAGAATCATATAATGAAGTAGTAGCTGAATTAAAGAATATGGAAAGAAGCCGTAACTGGCCAGCAAGTAAGTTAGCACAAATATATTGGTTTACTCCTAATATGACATTGGAAAAACTATCTAATGAAATTAAAATATGTAAATCAACCTCCTTTACTAATGTTAAGAAAGCTAAGATGCATTTAAGAGAAACACTTAACAATCCCTTTATTGAAAAAGAATAATAACAAAGACCTATTAGTATTAGGAATAGTATATGGGATAGCAATCCTATTAGTATATTGGATAGCTATGTAGAATTAGGTACAACCCTATTATAACCTAATCCTGAGGTACTTCACTACAAAGGTGAGGTAGTATGTTAAAATATATAACATAGTTAAATACAACCAATTACAATGGGATTTAGTAAAGGGGATACCCGAATAAACAAAACAGGCAGACCGGCAGGAGCATTGAATCGTTCTACGGAGCAAATGAAATTAACATTAGCTAGAGCTGCAAATAATACACTCAACAACATAGCTGAGGATTTAGAGAAGATAAGAAAGAAAGATCCTGAAAGAGCAATAGAGCTATCACTTAAGATGATGGAATATGTCATACCTAAATTGGGAAGGACTGAGATTAAAGCTGAGATAGAACAAAGGATTCAGGCAATCAATATAAACATAACTCAAAGGGTAATAGATGAATCTGGAAGTTAATACTACGATTACATACCAACATCAGGAAGATACAACAACACGTGTAACTCATCATATTGGCGGCACAAGAAGCGGAAAGACTTGGGCTTTAATTTTTTGGTGTATAGTAAAGGCGCTGAGTAATAAAGAAACTATAACCATTGTTCGTAAAACCATTCCATCTCTCAAGCGAACTGTTATGAAAGACTTTAAAGATATCATGCAGAGCTTGGGAGTTTGGAATGAGAATGATTTTAATATAAGTGATAGGATATATACATTTTATACCGATTCAGTAATACAATTCATTTCAACCGATGATGCAGATAAGCTTCGTGGGCTTAAGAGCTCAATCTTATGGCTTGAAGAAGCACAGGAAATTGATAGTGAATCTTATTTTCAATTACAAATCAGAACAACAGGCCCAATCATATTAAGTTATAACCCAACAATTTCACCCCAGCACTGGGTTCGTGAAATGCAAGATTGTACTCGTTACTTCACAACATATAAGAACAACCCTTATTTAGATAGAACACTTAAAGAAGCTATTGAAGAATTAAGAACAACAAATCCAAAAGCATGGCAAGTATATGGTTTAGGAGAGTATGTATCAAATGAGAAAGCAATATTCCAATTCAATACAATAGAATGGTTACCTGATACAGCTACATTAGTTTGTTTCGGTATGGACTTTGGATATTCTGCGGATGCTACGGCATTAGTAAGTTTATGGAAGCAAGATAATGAAATCTATTTGGTAGAACATTGCTATGAAAAAGGAATGACAACTTCGGACATTGATAATATGTTGAAAGGCGTTGTGAATGGTAGAGAGGAGATATGGGCAGATAGTGCAGAACCAAGACTAATAGATGAATTGTATAAGCTAGGTTGGAACATAAAGCCGGTAATCAAAGGAAAGGATAGCATTAACTTTGGTATTCAGGTAATGCAGAACTATACTATAAACATACCAAAGACATGTCAGAATCTAATCAATGAGTTTTATTCGTATGAGTGGAGTAGTGATAGATTTGGAAAGCAATTGGATAAGCCAGTAGATTATATGAATCACTTAATAGATGCAGCTCGTTACGCTTCAATGATGAGGTTAAGTAATAAAGCAACATCAGCCGGCAAATACATCATTTCAATAAGATAATATATAAATATATACAAATGGATAACAAATACCTACAAATCGGAGAAGCTCAAATAGATGAGAAAGCAGTGTTGGAAATGGCAGCATACATTAATCATTTAGAACAAAACAATGCTAAACTATTGGAAGAACTTAAAGATGCTAAAGCATATCTAGCTGCTACACTACAACAAAGAGCAAGTGCGGAAAGCAAGCTAAGAAGTGTATTAGAACAAAGAGTACAACAAACAATCCCTATTACACAGGCAATAGTAACAAACCTATCAAACATAGAATTGATAAACCCAGAACAATGGGGAGTACCTGAAGGGAGAGTAATAACAACACCTAAATCAAATAAAATATGAATAAAGAAATAGAAATCAAAGTACCTAAAGAATGGAGTGCAGTATCCCTTAAAGATTACTTAGCACTTCGTAAGGATATGGAAACGTATAAAGATGAACCTGAAGCAGTAGTAGCTTGTATGTTTCACCACCTATGCCACTTCCCAGTAGATTATTTGAAAGGATTAGATGTTGAGACCTATTCAGCTATTAAAGATGACTTGTTAGGATTCTTAGGTAAAACAGAACAGCCGTTACAAAGATTTATCAGTATAGATGGAATTGAATATGGATTTGAACCTGATTTAAGTAAGATAGCTTATGGTGCTTATGTGGATATATCTAAATACGATAACATAGGTATAGATGATAAGTGGGGAGATATAATGAGTATTCTATATAGACCTGTTGTGAGGAAGAATAAAACTCTATACAGTATTAAAGCATATGATGGTATAATAGATGGGGATAAATTCCTCAACGTAAATATGGATGTGCATTTTGGTACACTTTTTTTTTTAATAAGTTTACTAAAAGACTTGTTGAGTTGTACCCTGAGCTCTTTGAAGATGGAGGAGCTACCAATCAACATCAAATCAATTTTGGACGCAAATGGAAAAGCTATAGCTCACTTATCCAACTCTCAGGTAATAATATAGATAAGATGGATGAAGTAGTAAAAGAACCATTAGAAAAATGTTTGTTATGGTTAGCCTATCAATCAGATAAAGTAGAGTTAGAAGATTTGATGCACAAAGATGCTATGAAGAAAATCAGATAGGTATATTACTTTTGTTAGGATAATTGTTAAATCAATAAACAAATCAGATGAAGTTAAAAACAGTACAGGTCCCAAACCATATTGATAAACCAATACCTTCGTTTAGTTCACCAAGAAAAGATAGTAGGGTTGGATGTCTTTGTAGAAATAAGAACACTTACTCTATTAAATGCTGTGATAAAAGTATGATGGCACAAGGAATAGGATTAATTTATAAAACAACGTAGTATGGGTAATCCTTCTTATAATGCAAATCAGAGAGCTAATAGTGGTGTTTACTTCGGAGAGACTAGAGGAAGAGCAGTACCACACAATAAGCGTAGAGCTTGTTTATGTGCTGATTCGGACACTTATAGTATGGATTGTTGTAATGGAGCACTTATAGGACAAACAATAGGTCCTACTCAATCAGCAAAAGTACAAAGAGGAGCATTTAGCTCTGGGTTCTCATCTGGATTTGATATCGGAAATATATAATAAAAAAGATAGAATAATGTCTCAATTAAATAAAACACAGCTAGAAGCAGAAAATCAAAGTAGCTTCCCCAATAACAATACGGGCGCAATTACTCCATTACTATTAAGAGGATTCAATACTGATATGATTGATTCTTTAGTTGATGAAGGACAATATAATACTGATTCAGCTTCTTTATCAGGTAGTGTAGCATCAGTACAAAATCAGGTAAACGCATTGGTATTATCTGGTAGTGGTATAATAATACAAGAGGAAGGTGTATCGCAAGGTTCAGCTACAACAATGAACTTTGTAGGACCTATTATAACGGTAGGTGTAGCATCTTCAATAGCAACTGTAACAGTAAATTCATCAACATTAGCTACAACAGGTTCAAATATATTCGTAGGTAATCAAACAATAAACGGAAACATATCAGCAAGTGGAGCTTTTACAGCATCATTAAGACAAGGATATGCATGGATAGGTGGAGTAGGTAATGTTAATAATTTAGTAGCAACATCTTCATTCATAGCAATAGGAACATCGGGTACTGCTGGTACGTCTGGTACTTCAGGTACAAGTGGCACATCAGGAACTCGTGGTACTGCTGGTAGTGGTGGTTCATCTGGAACTTCTGGAACAAGTGGCACATCAGGTACTTCAGGCACATCTGGAATAAATGGTACAGCAGGAAGTGGAGGTAGCTCAGGTACTTCTGGCACAAGCGGAACATCAGGCACAAACGGAACTGCTGGTAGCGGAGGTAGTAGTGGAACATCAGGAACTTCTGGTACATCAGGTTCTTCAGGAAGCAGTGGTACAAGCGGCTCAAGTGGGACTAGTGGTACAAATGGTACGGCTGGTAGTGGAGGCTCTTCAGGCACATCTGGTACTTCAGGAGCAACAGGCTCATCTGGAGCAACAGGTTCGTCTGGTACAAGTGGCACAAGCGGAAGTAGTGGTACATCAGGCACTTCAGGAACAAACGGAACTGCAGGAAGTGGAGGAAGCTCAGGCAGTAGTGGAACAAGCGGTAGCAGTGGGACTAGTGGAACATCAGGTTCTTCAGGCACTTCTGGTACAAGCGGAACTGATGGTACTGCAGGAAGTGGAGGTAGCTCAGGTAGCAGTGGAACGAGTGGTACATCAGGTACTTCAGGTACATCTGGTTCAAGCGGAACAAGCGGTACTAATGGTACGGCAGGTAGTGGTGGAAGCAGTGGGACTAGTGGAACTTCAGGTACATCTGGTACAAGTGGTGTTAGTGGTGATTTATATCGTACAACATCCGTAAGTTCATTTACTTTAGGTAATGCAGGAACAATAACAGTAGCAACTGCATTAGCATATTCTCCAGCTCAATCAATAATAGTAGTTTTTGATACTTCAAACTTTCAAGAGTGTGAGGTAATAACTTATAATAGTGGAACAGGTGCATTACAATTCGCAGCACCAACTAGAACTGTTGGTAGTGGTACATATTCAGCATGGACTGTAAACTTAGATGGAGCTAGTGGAGGAGATGGTTCATCAGGTACATCAGGTACTTCTGGTACTAATGGTACAACAGGTACTGCTGGAAGTAGTGGTACATCAGGAACTTCCGGTACGAGTGGGACTAGTGGAGTGAGTGGTAGTTCTGGTTCAAGCGGTACTTCAGGAACATCAGGTACATCTGGTGTAAGTGGAAGTGACGGAACTAGTGGTACAAGCGGAACAAGCGGAGTTAGTGGTAGCTCAGGCTCATCAGGAACTTCTGGTACTAGTGGAGTAAGTGGGTCATCAGGTAGTAGCGGTACATCTGGAACAAGTGGGACTAGTGGTAGTTCTGGTTCAAGCGGAAGTAGCGGTACTTCAGGTACATCCGGAACTTCTGGGACTAACGGAACTGCTGGTAGTGGAGGAAGCTCAGGTAGTAGTGGGACTAGTGGAACATCAGGTTCTTCTGGGACTAGTGGTACATCAGGAATAAATGGTGGTGATGGTAGTAGTGGCACATCAGGTACTTCAGGAACATCTGGTACTTCTGGAATTAACGGGGTAACAGGAAGTAGTGGTACTTCAGGAACATCGGGTACTTCTGGAATCAACGGAGTAGCAGGAAGTTCAGGAACATCTGGCACAAGTGGTACTTCAGGTACATCAGGTACTTCTGGAATAAACGGAGTAGCTGGAAGTAGTGGTACTTCCGGTACTAGTGGAACTTCTGGATTAGGTTCAAATGGTACATCAGGAACATCTGGTGTAAGTGGAGCTGGTTTCCCTTTTAGTGGCTCAGCTGAAATAACTGGTTCATTAATTGTGACAGGTAGTATTAGAAATGTAGTAATATCATCTTCTATATCATCTACAACATCTTCAATTGATTTAAGAAAGAGTAATTTCTTTACAGCAGGCGTAAGTACAGGTAATACACATTTTAATATAACAGCATCTTTAGGTGGACAAAGTTCACAAATATTAGTAACAACATTGGCTACAAGTTCTTCAATAGGATTTAGTTCAAATGTATATCAGAAATCAGGTTCACAATATGTACCTACTCCAACAATTGGTTCATTAGACCTTTTAGAATTATTTACCTTTGATACAAATAAAGTATTAATTACAAATACAACAAATTTTGCACAAACTGCACCTCCTCCTTCAGTTTCAATTTCAGTATTCTATTTAGTAGCAGCTGGAGGCGGAGGAGGCGGTGGAGCTGGTGGCGGAGGTGGTGGTGGATTCCGCTCAAACATTACCGGTTCAGGTGGTGGTGGAGCTGCAGAAGCTGCATGGACTCCTAATACAGGCGTAGCATATAATATTAAAGTAGGTGCTGCTGGAGCATCAGCTGGAACTGGAACATCAGCTCAAGGTGGTGATGGTGGAACTTCATACATTACAGGTAGTGGAATTTATATTGTATCTACTGGAGGTGGTGGTGGTGGAGGTTTCACTACAAATAAAGCAGGTAGAGCTGGAGGCTCCGGTGGTGGAGGAGGTTCAACAACTGATGCATCTGGTGCAACAGGAGGAGCTGGAACTGCAAATGAAGGATTTGCTGGTGGAAACCATGCAACAGTTGCACCAGCACCTTACTTTTCAGGAGGTGGTGGTGGAGCAGGTGCAGTAGGTGGAACTAAAGTTGGTTCGGTATCAGGAGCTGGTGGAGCTGGTATATTACATAACATTGATGGAAATAACTACTACTGGGCAGCTGGTGGTGGAGGAGGTGGCCAAAATGGTACTGTTACTGGTGGAGCCGGCGGTATTGGTGGTGGTGGCGGAGGCGGTGTTTCTGCTGGAACTGCTGCAGGTGCTGGTGGCGGTAGTGCTAAAAATACTGGTGGTAATGGTACTACGGCAGGTAATGGTGGTAATGGAGGAACTAACACAGGAGCTGGTGGTGGTGGTGAAGCTGTAACATTAGGAACAGCAGGTACAGGTGGTAGTGGTATATTAATTATATCAGTACCTTCGGGCACAACTGCAGCATTTAGTGGAGGAGTAACTCAAACAAATGCAGTTGTTGGTGGAAGAACTGTTTATACAATCACTGCAGCAGGAACAAGTGATACAATAACATTTAGTTAATAAATAAAAATAAATAATATATGGCACATTACGCAGTATTAGATGAAAATAACATAGTAGTAGATATGTTCGTTGGAAAAGACGAAGATGAAATAGTACTTGATGAAAACGGAAATCCTTATAATTGGGAAGTATATTATGGAGCTAAAAGAACTTCATATAATACTTTCCACGGAGTACACAAATTAGGCGGTACTCCATTCAGAATAAATTATGCTGGATTAGGATATACATACGATGAAAGCAAAGATGCTTTTATTCCTCCTCAGCCTTTCCCATCTTTTCTTTTTAATGAAGAAATATGTGATTGGAAAGCACCAATAGAAGTTCCAAATGAAGAAGGTAAATTCTTTGTATGGAATGAAGAAATAGTTAATTGGGTAGAGATTACAAATTCTTAATATGCAGACCTTAATCACTAAAATTAAGTTTACAATTGTTAAATAATAAAATAAACAAATAATATGAAATTAGAAACTCAAAATTCGTATATCACTAATCCTCAATTCGTAGGTGGTGTAGCCGTATCATTTATATCTGGCTCAGCATTTGCATCAGCATCAGCAAACAATCCTCAATTTGGATTTGTAGCTGGAGGATTGTATGTTGGAAATACTGGTACATTAGTGGCTAAGACATGGGATGGTTCAGTTTTAACATTAGTATCAGCATCAGGATTTTTACCTGGTATATTTACTGCTGTTAGTGCATCATCTACTGCAAACAATGTAGTGGCTTTAAGATAATAAATAAAATTAAGTAATGTTAAATTACAACCTTAATATAAACTCACCACTTCAACAAGAGAAGAAGAATGAGGATGTAAAACCTCCTATTAATTGGACTTTTCAATCATTCGCTAGTGCTTCTGATAGTACTGATTTAGGTGAATTAGGATTTGCTACAATGAGCATTAATGCACCTAATTCAAACTGTATTCAGGTATCTAATGATAATAGTGGAGATTTTACAACTGATGCTCAGTTTCCAGTAACTGCTAGTATGACTGGTAGTAATTGGCCTATAACAGGTTCAACTACAATGAGTTTACTTACATCAGGTATAACTTATGACCCAGCATCAGTAAATCAATATTACTTTGCAGCTATAAGTGCATCTGCATTGGATATTTTTAATAATCCAAGCTATACAGGTAGTAAAATAACAAATAGCTTTTCAGCATCTGAATTTTTTAGATTCTATACTGATGGAAGAATATTTCATACAAAAGGAAATATATACAACCCAATAATTAATTGGAGAACAAAAAATGTATCTCCTATTAATGATTTTACTCAAATAAATGGGTATTCAGCATCATTTAGTATAGTAAAAAATTTAAATGAATCTTTAGCAAGTATTCAAGAAGTAACTGGTAGTGCGCAATCTAGTTCATTTAATAACAACTATGCACTTAACATAACTGCATCATTTACATCAAATGTAAATAATGTGACAGGTTCAACAACGATGTCATTTGAAATACCAGAAGCTGGACTAGTTCAAACGGCTAGATTTTTTAATCCAAATACAACTGTAGCTTATGCTACTGGTTCTTTTGTAGCAATGAGTAATTCTCCTTATTCAATAACATCAAGTGTAATATTCAATAAAGGAAATTTATCTACTGCTTCAATTAATTGGAATCAAATAGCTAAATCAGATTCGCAAGATTTAGAAAATGATGGTAATTTTATAAATGGTAACTCATCATCTTTTAATATTGTTAAAGATAGAAATGTATCAGTTATTGCTTATCCTTACGCTAGTGCATCACACAATGGTACATTTAGTAATGATTATGCATTTAATATAACATCTTCTTTAACTGCTAGTATATCAGCAAATACAACAGGCTCGGTAACAATGAGCTTGATTATACCTGAAATAGGATTTTCAACTTCATCTAGGTTTTTTAACGAAACATCTGCTGGAGTTTATATATTTAGTTCTTCATTTGCAGCAACAACAAATTCATCTTCTTATAATATTACAGCAAGTATTATTAACAACAAAGGTAATATTTGGAATTCAAAACTTAATTTTTTAGCTACAGGTTCAAACTATGATAGCTATTCAATATATACTATACCTACACAATTCAATATTTTTAAAGATATTAATGTAAATCCAATTGTAGTTCAGCAAAATGTAAATTTATTAGCATATCCTTTAACTGCATCTAAATCAGGTATATTACAAACACAATACGCATTTAATTTTGAGACTGAAGTAACTGAAAGTGGAACATATCCAATATATCAAGTTCATACATACCCAACTACATCATTGGATATAACTCCTGCTGGAACATCTTCTTTAAGAAATGATTCTGGTAGTATATTTTCATATACCGAATTGCCTTATACAGCTTCATATAACATAACTGCTTCTGCATTTATCAATAAGATACCTGCATTTGATGTTTCTATCATCGTATTAGGTGGCGGAGGTGGAGCTGGTGGAGGCTCTACAAACCCTGGTGGTGGTAGAGATGTAGCTGGTGGCGGAGGTGGAGCTGGTGGGTTCTTACAATATGATTTTCCAATAGTTCCAAATGTATCTTATGATATTCTTTCAGTAGGAGCTGCTGGTACTGGTTCTAATGCTGGAACAAAGGTTGCACAAAACGGAACAAATACTTTAGTTAAAGTATGGTTAGGTCCATTTCCTGCAAATGGTACTGGTTCATTAGAAGCTGGAGGTGGAGAAGGAGCTCAAGAAAATCCTAACGGACCTAACTTCAATCAAAATGGTGGTGATAGCGGTGCAGCTAGTTTAACACATACACCAAATGGAGTATATACAATTATTGCACAAAAATCATCATTAGCAGGAGGAGCAGGAGCTACAAATGATAATGCTGGTGGTGGTGGTGGAATAACTGGAAGTGGACAAGCTGGAGATAGTGCACTAGCGGCAGGTGGTGGATTAAACTTAGGTGGTGGTGGTGGTGCTTGGCAAAGTTCTTATAATGGTTCTGGTTCAATAGCACCAACAATATTCTTTCATTCTGCTTCGTTTACTTGGACTGGTTCAGGTGGATTTGGTTCTCAAACTGGAAATGGAAATAACGCAACTGCTTTAGGTGGTGGAGGTGGTGGTGCATTTGCATCATCTTCTTTGATAGGTGGTAATGGGATGGGTGGAGCAGTTATAATTGCTTATTCAGGCTCAACTAAACTAACAGTACCTAACGGAACAATTACAACATTCTCAAATGGTGTGACTTGGCATTTAATTAAAAATACAGGTTCATTCTATTATACATACGAACCAAAACCAAACCCTGAAGAACAAAATTATATTTGGAGAACTGACACATTAGTAATTGCTGGTGGCGGCTCTGGTGGTACTGATGAAGGTGGAGGTGGTGGTGCCGGTGGTTATTCATATAACCCATACACTTACTATGAACTTGGTAGAACATACACAGTAACTGTAGGAGCTGGACAACCTGCTGTAAATCAAATTACAGCATCTCGTTCTGGAAGTAATTCTTTTATTACTGATACATCAAATGGACAAGTTTTAATATTTGCTAAAGGTGGTGGTGCTGGATTTGGAGTAGATGGTGGTTCGGGTGGTGGTGCATCAAACGCCGGTGGTGGAGGTGTTGCATTCCCTGGATTTATAAATTACAATTTTTATGTATCATCATCACAAACGCAAGGATTTGGTGGAGGTTCAGCTGACCCTAGTTTTGCAGAAGCTGGTGGAGGAGGAGGAGCTGCTAATAGTGGTAGTAATGGAAGCCAGAGTCCAACAGCACCAGGTATTGGTGGAATAGGTAAATATGATTTATCATTTACTCCAATAGGTGTTTGTGGTGGAGGAAACTCTTGGAGTGGACCAACTAATTCTGGAAATAATGTAACTATATTTGGAGGTGCCGGTGGAACAACAAACCCACCAAATTCTGGTTCAGCAGCGCCGGCTAATAGAGGCGGTGGTGGTGGAGGAGGTAGAAATCCTGGTCAATTTGGCGGTGCTGGTGGTAGTGGTAAAATACAAATTAGTTACGCTGGTACTTCTAGAGCAACAGGTGGACAAATAGAAACTGGATTAATATCTGGTTCTTACTATACATTACACACATTTACCGCAAGTGGGAACTTTATTCCAATAAGATAAAAAAATTACTATATTTTTATATATAATTGTTAAATAACTAAATACAAATAATATGAACGCAAAACAAGTACTAAATAAAATATTAACTGTTCTTTCATTAGAGAGAGAAGAAGTTTTATTAACATATGCTAAATTAG